AATAACCGCAGCAACTGATAGTATTGAAACAGATGCTGCTTTATTTCACGATATCGTTCAAGGCGACGATCAAACAACGGTTACAACTGAAAACGGTCCAGTTAATTCAGCGGCAAAAGCGATTCGCTTATTTGTAGATAGAACTGATTTTGGCGGCCCTTATATTCCTGAATCCACAGGTATTCCCGGAACTGATTACGATCAGGGATCATTTATCGAATTTCAAAACGATATTTATATTGTGGAATTAGATTTCACTTCAACTAACTTGACAGCAGATTTAGCGGCAGGCGATCTTAAACTTGCGATTGAAATTTCCCCTATTATTCAACTTGCAACGGATGCGGCTGCGGCTGCGGCAATTAGCGAGACTAACGCTGCGACAAGCGAAACAAATGCTGGGACCTCGGCAACTGATGCGGACGATACATTAAAAGAATTCGAGACTGAGTATCTTGGAGCAAAAGCAGTTGACCCGACTTTAGATAACGAAGGCAACGCACTTATTACTGGCGCATTGTATTTTAATACTGGTTCAAATGTGATGCGGGTTTTTGATGGGTCATCGTTTATAGATGCCGCTGGCACGCCACCTGTTGTCACTGAAGATTGTGTTACGCTTACAGCAGGCCAAACAGTTATAACAGTATTGAGTACTGAGAATGCGGGTGTGTATGTAGAAGGTGTTAGACTAGCAGAAGATCAATATGTCATTGATAGTCTTACTCAAATAACATTAGCACAAGAATACCCTGTTGGTTTTGAAGTGTGTGTTGTGGCAAGAGATTTCCAAGGTAAGCCATTTGGTCAAGGGGTAGCTATACCCACAGTATTTAATTTAATTGCAGCCACAGGAGATGCAGACCCAGGTTCTGGCAATTTTGGATTAAATAATGCTACGCAATCCAGTGCCACAATCGCATTCGTTTCTAATATTTCTAATGGCGGTGTAGATATTGCTAAGGTTTTATTAAACTTACAAGAAGGGGATAGGATTTGGTTACAAGACCAAGCAAACGAAGCTAAAGGACATCTTTATAAAGTAGATTCAGGCGGTATTGTCGATGCAACCACTTATGTTAAGATACCAATATTGGTAGAAGATTCATTGGCAGATCTTGTAGTAGCAGACGATGTGGGTATTCTTATTTATTGGTCTAGTCTTGTATCGGGTGTGCCATTAGGCCACGCTGCTTCACACCAGGATGGAGGTAGTGATGAGATTGCTACTGCAACACCAGGTGCAGATGTTATACCAAAAGCAAATGGAAGTGGGGAATTAGCTGATGCATTTATTTCAGAAGGTTCTGTTACTCAACATGTGGCAGCCATTGACCATGATGGTTTATTAAATTTTGCTATAACTGAACATAGAATTATTAATGATTCGGGCAATTCAACAATTGAATTACTTAGCTCTGAAAAAATATTAGAACTTTTGTCTTCTGTTAGTGCTGGAGTAGATCTTAAAGATCCAGTTGCAACATCTACTGAAGGTTTGGGTGATATAACTTTAAGTGGTGAACAAACTTTAAATGGTGTTACAACCAGTTCTAGTAGAGTTGCTGTAATAGAACAAACTGCTGGTGAAGATAATGGATATTACCTTACAGCAGCAGGTGCATGGACAAGAACAACAGATGCAGATGAGGACGAAGAGGTAACAAATGGTATGTTAACAATAGTAGATGATAGTAATTCTACTGTTTTTAAACATAAATACATGTTGACGACCCCTGATCCAATTATAGTTGGGACTACTTCTTTAACATTTGCTAGTTTACCTGGAGTTGAATTTGGAACAACAGCCGGTACAGCAACTGAAGGGAATGATCCTCGTGTACCAATACAGGATGAAAATGATGCATTAGTTGGTACTGAAGGAACACCTTCAGCCGGTAATGTGTATGTCACAGATAGTGACCCACGCTTATCTTTATCTTCTAAAGCAGGTGTTATTGCTTTTGCTACGTTTGCAGGTAATCCAAAAATTGCAACTGTTACTTTTGCCACTGCCTTTGCAGATGTAAATTATACACCTGATGCAATAGGAGGGGATGGTAATGTCATTAGTTACCAAAGTTTAGTGGCAGGAAGTTTTGTAATAAATCTTAATACTAATTCACAACCTGGTGTTGACGTAAAATGGTCAGCCATTGAACATGGAGAAAATTAATAATGAATGTAAACGAGGTATTAATTAACGGAACAAATTTATTCTCACTAACTCCTGCGCGGGTAGGGGGTAAATTTACTTGGACAAGCGTCAAAGCTTTAACTATTGGGGTAGCAGGCGAAGATACAATTTTTAGTGACGATACTGGGGTTCTAATAATGAGCTTTAACGGTACATTATCTTGTGATATTACTGTTACAGGTCCAGGTGGTTTGCAAACTGCATCAAGTGAAGTTTCAGATATATGGTATGGTGTTTATATCATAGGGGATACAACGTTTTCAAATACACCTAAAATTTTACTTATTCCAAATGGTACTGCTTTTAGTGAATCCGGGTATGACGTTAAAAAACGAGTTGCATGGGTTAAGAATAATGGATCAGGAGATTTTGTGCATACGGTCCAAACAGGTACCGGGATAGACAGAACATATTTTCTTTTAAGTTCCACCAGTAATCGTAAACCTTTAATTAATGGACAGGAAACTACACCAACAACTGTTAATTGTAATGATTTTATACCTCCTAGCGTTACACATGCTTTCTTTAGCATACAGTTTGAAGTAGGTAGTTCTGGTGCAGCAGGTGATGCAGGTAAATTATATCATCCAGATTCTTCGAATGCTTTGTTTATAATTAAATCAGGTGTTATCAGTACTGAAAAATATACTATGGAAGCACAATGCCCAGTTGATTCAAATCAAGATATTCAGTATGATGTCACTCAAGGAGGCAATAATCGAAATAGAATGGATCTTTTTGTAACAGGTTATGTTGATAATTTATAAAGGGAAATATAACTAATCGGAAGCAAAGTAACACAACTTTAAAAACAACTTTAACTTAAAAGGAAAATATTATGGTACCAGAGTTAGATAATAAAACATTAGAAGCTATAGTACATCCAGATGGTGGTGCAGGCTTAAATAAAATAATTGGTGGGGATGCGGCCACTAATCCAGTACAACGTGGTGAAACTTTTGTCGCGGTAAGTGATGGTGATTTTTTATGGGATAGATGGCAATATCTTAAAACATTATCTTCGGCTATACATACAGCGTCTAGGGTAACTGGCGAATCAGATGGTAGAAAAGCTTTCCGTATTGAAACAACAACTGCGGATGCAGGCGCTGCGGGTGAATTTGTTTTAGTACGCCAAGGTGTTGAGGGGTTTAATATTGTACCTTTAATAGATGGCGGGTTGTTTGTAAGTGGCAGAATTAGATCAGATGTTACCGGTATCATTTGTTTCTCTTTTTTAAATTCGGGCAAGGATAGATCTTTTGTTAAGGAAATTAATATACTCGCTGTTGATACTTTCCAAGATGTTGCTTTTTTTGTAGACCCTTTACCTACAGGAGGGGGAACATGGGACTTTACTATTAACGTTGGCCTTAATTTCAATATTGCGATGGACGTAGGTTCCACTTTTCACACAACTCCAGACGCTTGGCAGACTGGTGAGTTTTATGGAACCTCCAATCAAGTGAATAGAAATGCAAGCATAGGAAATAATATTGAATATGATAAGATACAAGTAGAAGCTGGTGATACTCCGCATGCTTTTGAAAATTTACTTGCAGATGATGTTACAGCGCAATGTCAAAGGTATCTATTCATGCTTACTGGGGCTATAAGTAGATTTGGAGCAGGTTTCGCTAATCAAACTACTCAAGCTTTTGTTACAGTTCACTTCCCTGTTACCATGAGAGCAGTTCCAGTAGGCTCGCATAATGGAATTTCAACAATTCAAGTTAATCATGCTATTACACAATCTTCTACTATAACTACTAGCTTAACATTTCAACGTTCTGTAAACCACTTTGATGGTAATGCTTTATTTTCAGGGGCAACTTTCACAGCAGGAGAAGGCACACATTTTAGTATGAGTTCAGCAAGTAGCTTTATTAAAATGCAGGCAGAGATTTAAAAATATAAATTTAACTAAATAAAAATTATGTTATTAGAAAATATAGTATATGAGGATGTAGCAAAAACTACAATTAAGGGAGATTTTAACGGTGAGACATTTTCAGGTATTTCAGTTAGTACCGACAATTTGTATTATAATGAAATAATTGCTCAATCAATTACACCTGATGATTACTCGGCCCCCGATATGAGTTTAGCTGAATTTAGAGCTTACCGAAAAGCTGAATTGAATAGGATTGATACAGAAGTTGCTAATGCTGAAAGATGGGATACTTTTACAGCACAGCAAAAAGCCAATGTTCGTTCTCGTAAACAAAAACTCAGAGATCTTCCTGCAAGTGTTAATTTAACAGGGGTCCCAGCAGGAGATAAAGCAGCGGCGGAAGCTAAATTTGCAACCACACCAGCCCTCCCGTAATCTCTTAAAACGCATTAAATTATATAGGACGCAATGCCTAATCAAACTTTAACTGACGCACTTAAAGAAGCTTACGCATTGGCTCCGACGGAAATTGTAATTCTTGATACAATACAAATAAGCCATCCTGCTTTAGCACAAGACCTTTTTTTAGTTCGCGATTTAATCGAAAATGATTTCACACTTGAAGACCTCAGCGTAGAAACATTTGAACCAGTGGGGTTTCGTTTTGAATTGCCAGCTACTGGAGATCGCGGTTTACAAGAATTAACATTGGCGATTGATAATACAGATTTGCGTATTACAGATTTTATTAATACAATTAAAAATCAAACCGGAACAACAGAAGTTCGATACCGGCCATACTTAAGTACAGATTTAACTACTCCACAAATGTCTCCCCCTTTATTATTGTTTTTAAAAAATATTTCTATAACTGCGGCAGACATCCAAGGCAGATGCACATTCGCAGATATAATAAACAGGAAATTCCCAAGTGAACTATATACTAGAGATAGATTCCCATCGCTCGGAGATCAATGAAACATTGGGCGTCAGATTATATAGGCAAACCTTGGGTCAGCATGGCTCGGGGGCCTGATACTTTTGATTGTTGGGGTTTGATTTATGACATCTATAAAACGCAATATAATATTGAATTAGCTCTTAACGTAATAGACCCGAAAAATGTATCAGCGTATGGTAAAGCTATTAATGAGGGTAAAGAGCATCCTGAATGGAAGGAATATGACGCACCCCAAGAAGGTTTTGTAGTTCCAGTAAGCAAGCAAAATCTTTTTCACCATGTGGGCATATGGTTAGAGTTAGATGGAGGATTAATACTGCATTGTTATGAAGGTGGATGCGTTGTTGCGCAATCATTACATTCAATGAAGACGCAGTTTTGGAAAAAATTTAAATATTATAAGCATACACAATTTAAGTTATGATTCATTTAGTTGAAGTTACAAATCCTTTTAACCCTAATCAGTGCAAGCGTCAGACTGAATTACCTTCTGGTAAAACAATTCTAGATACTTTGAAAGCGATTCATCCTGATTTTGTTGAATTCTCTTTACCTACTATATGTTTATTAAATGGTATTGCAATGATGAGAGATACTTGGACTAAACATATTTTAAAAGATAAAGATATATTGGTATTTACTGCATTGCCACGAGGTAGCCTTCTCGGGGGCGTTGTAGGCATTGTCGTTACATTATTAGGTTCCTTATTTGGTGGTGGTCAGGAAACTCCAAGTATACAACCTACAAGAACAAACGAAACGCCCGAAGCTGATCCTGTATTTTCTTTATCGGGACGGCAAAATAGAACAAGATTAAGTACCCCAATACAAGTCTCGTATGGCAAAACTCGTATGTGGCCAAGTTTCGGAGCAACACCTTTTACGCAATATAGCGGTAATGCACAATTTTTATATCAATTGTTTTGTTTAGGGCAGGGCAACTTTACAATCAATGAAACATTTATTGAGGATACGCCAATATCACAATTTAAAGATGTGACAATTGAATATACTGCTCCTGGTGGGCAAGTAACTTTATTTCCAGATAATGTGGAGACTTCAAGTGAAGTAGGTTCTATTGAGCTACTTGCATCGAATGAAGTAGGGGCTGGTATAGTTGGCCCATTTGTTGCCAACACTGCTTTTACATTGGCAAATGTAATAGAAATAGATGTAACATTACCTCAAGGATTATATTTTTCAAATGATGCTGGTAATTTAGATTCTCGAACAGCATTGGCGCGTTTTAATTTTAGACCAATAGATGATTCTGGTGCGCCTCTTGGCCCGTTTGTACTTTTAGTACAGTTTACTAAAACATTAAATACTAATACACCTCAAAGGTTTACGCTTAGTATACCAGTAACACCTGGGCGTTATGAGGTAACAGGAGAAAGGAATCAACAAAAAGATCAATCACATAGAGCTGGACATACAATAGTTTGGGAAACGATGAGAGCTTTTTTACCATCCACAAAAGATTATGGCGATGTAACAATGTTAGCAATAAAAGCTCGCGCAACTAATAATTTAAATAATAAATCTAAGAACCGTATTAACGTTGACGCAACCCGCGAACTGGCTTGTTGGAATAAAGGAACACAATCGTTTGACGCTAGAGCGCCAACTAGTTCTATAGTGTGGGCATTTTATGATGTGTTTACTGCTGAATATGGCGGACAGTTAGATGACGATTTTATAGACCTAGACGCATTGGCAGACTTAGATGTAATTTATACGGCGCGTAACAATTTTTTCAATTGGGTTTTTGATAGGAAAACAACTGTTTGGAATGCTGCTAGAGTTATCGCAGGAGCAGGTAGAGGCAAACCAGTTCTT